CAATTATGATTTTTTCTATCCAGTCTTTAAATTTATTATAATCATTTTTCCATTGATTATCCCACTCATCTTTTACAACGCCAAAATATGGCGGGTCTGCAATTATTAAATCTATACTATTATCATCTATGTATTTCATTCCTTCCATACAATCCATGTTGTAGATTTTGTTTAATTCAAGCATCTCCGACAAACTCCCCCTTTCAAATATACTGTTCTATGCTGAAGCCCAAATTCCAGGGCATCATCATGACTTAAAAAGTAAATGTCAATAATTTTGTCATCATACTTTTCAGCAACCCAGCTTGCAGGTCTATCCTCAACAACATATTCACCTAAACCTTCAATGTATAAGATAGTTCCGAAGGGTAACCCTGGGGCTGCTACTGAATAACCTTCCTGAAGTTCAATCCCAGCAGCACCATAAACAATTCCATTTGGTCTATTCTTTGCCCATATCCCACAACAGGTTTCACAAGGACAATAAGCTGTGATGGTGTATTCCTCCAATTTTGTCATTACTGGTTCTTCAATCAGTAATTCTTCAACTGGTGCTTCTGTTGGAATTGGGCTTATATTTGGTTCAGTTTCTTGAACTTTTGGGGTATAAAAAACAGCACCCACTTCTGTTGGTTCAGCATCCTTATCTTTTGTAATTTGAACTGTTATGACTGCTGTAATTACTGATGTAACAATTAAGCTAATAATCCAGGTTGTCAAAAGTCTTTTATAATTTACTCTCATAGGCTTTGAATAACTCATCTGTATAATCCTTTCTCATTTTTAAGGTTGACAGAATATCTTCTTCAACACTATTACTACACATCATGTAATAATAAAAGCATCTGTTCTTTTGACCTATTCTGTGAACCCGTTTTTTGCTTTGTTCAAACAGTTCTGATGATTGTGGGAGGGTAAAGTAAATTACTTTATTAGCCTTCTGTAAATTTAAGCCCATAGCCCCCGCCTGATATTGAACAAAGATTATTGAATTTTCATGTTCCTCATAAGCTGTTAAATCCTTGATGGAACCATTTACAATAGAAACAGGCTTGTCCTGAACCAAGGCAGTCAATTCTGCCAATTCTTCATTAAAGTTATAAAATACAACCAGTCTATCTTCAGTTGAATCAATTAAATCCTTAAAAGCTTCCAGCTTATATTTGTTGTAATGACCGCAAAGCATCCTTGCATATAATCTTTTGGTCAAGGCAGTATCACCAATCATTTCTTTACCTTTAATTGTGATGATTCTGCTTCTCATGAATTTCTTATATTCTGTAGTTGTTGGAACCATGATTTTGTTTTCAATTTGTTCGGGAAGGTCAACAACTTCTTCAGATTTCATAAAAATTGCTCCATGCTGTGCAAGCTTCTTTTTTAATCTGTCTACATTCTTATAACCAACCACTTCCTTTCTGAAAAAACCGCCATCTTCTTTAACCCATTCAGTTTCAATATAGTGCTTCCAGTAAAGGTCTTTGCTGATTTTCCAACCAAGTAAATGAATTTGTGACCATAGTTTTTCATATTTCCCTGCTGTGGGGGTTCCTGATAGTAAGATTACATTCCTGGGCTTCATCTTTAAGATGAATTTTGACCGCTTGTTTGTTTCATTTTGTATCTGTGATGATTCATCCAACATTAGTGTAAAATCTTCTAATGTCAGCAATTCTGACCTTCTGAATACTAAATCATAGTTGATAACACCTATAACTGGATAACCATGAGATACCCAGGTAAAGAAAGTTGCATAACCTTTTTTATCTGATAAATTACAAATACCAATATTGGAATAATAAGTTTTTAAGTGCTGAATCCAATCATCAATCTTTGACTTTTGGCAAACTATCAAATTGATTTTTGAATTAAGCTGCATCACCTTTTCCGAACCAACAAAAGTTTTTCCAAGCCCCATATCCAAGTAATATGCAACCCGGTTAAAATCTTTGGTGCTTTCCAAAGCTTTCTGTTGGTGTGGGAATAATTGAATCTTATTCAAGATTGCTTCCTCATTTTCACCTACCTTTCTTTTGGTTCATTTTTATGAACTTTTGGTGTAAAAAAATAGATTGGTATATCTTCTTCTGCAATGTTTAACACTTTACTAATTTTAGCAATATCGGATTGTTTAAATTGTCTTAAATTATTCAATTTCTTTGAAACACTAACAAAAGATAATCCAATTGCATTGGCAAATTCAGTTTGTGTTCCATATACTTCTTTAATTTTTCCTTTCAACTTACTATAATCAAATTCCATTTATTTTTCACCACCTTTCTTCACAAATTTTATAACCAGATTATTACAACATGGGGATTGTGTCATGCCTTTTACTGGTCTATATTTAGTTGTCAAGGAACAATTGGGTTTCCTGCTATCCCCTTTCGGGAATTTTAACATCAAGTAAGCTTATCAATGGTTCATCTTTATGAACTTATAGTATCACCTTTTATTTAAAATGTCAACACATAAATTTAAAAAAAATAAATAAAAAATTAATATGTCAATGGAATTCATAAGCCAAGAGTTGAAAGCATTGATAAAGCTGACTTTGAAGGGGTTCAAGATGTTTATTTTATCTTGAACTTATCTTGAACCTATCTTGAACTAAAAATATTAATAGAAAAGATGTTAATATGGCTGGTCATGTGAGAAAAAGAGGAAACAAGTGGTATTATTCCTTTGAAGCTTCCAGTGTTGATGGAAAAAGAAAAAGAATTGAAAGGGTTGGCGGTAGAACCAAGAAAGAAGCTGAAGTTGCTTTAAGAAAAGCACTTCAAGAATATTAAAATGCTGGATTATATTTTGAACCAAGTGAAATTTCCGTTGGCAAATCAACCAAAAAAAAATAAGCCCATACCAAATAAGAGGTATGGGCTATCTTTATTGAAGAATTAAATCATTCTTATGAATTGCTGCTGTAACTGCTGTTCCTTTACCAATAACTACCCTGTCACCATTTATTTGAATAACATCATATACATTATTATAGACAAAGCTTGAAAGGTTTCCACCAGTATAAGTTTTTGCACCTGGTTTGACTTTTACTTTACTTCCAACCTTCAATGTTTTCTTTGGTGCAGGTGAAGAAGTAACTGGTGAACCTGATTCAGTTGTAATGTAAACATTGAAACCTTTTGCTTTCAATTTTTTAGCCATAGCATCAGCATTTGATTTCACACTGTAAGCACCAACTTGAACTTTATAAAGTCCATCTTTAGATTGAACCATATAAGTGTCAAATCCTGCTGCTTTTACTTTTGCAAGCAATGCATCTGCATTTGACTTCTTACTAAATGCACCTGTTTGAACTCTATATAAAATTTTTTCAGTTGATAATCCAGTTGAAGGTTTATTTAATAAATTAAGTTCTGATTGTACCATGTTCAAAAATCTTTGCCATCCCATATCAAGGGTTCTATGTGGACAATACTTCTTGCTAAAATCTTGATGTTTCATTACTTTACTTATATCCCAACCCTTTTCTTTTAATTTAAAAGCAATAAACTTTGCAGCTAATTTTTCAGCTTCAATGAATTTATTTCCACCTGATTTGGAATAACAAATTTCAATGGATAATCCTTTTCTGTTACCTTTTCCACTTCCACCATCTCCTGCATGCCATGCGTTTCTATTTTCAGGAATACCTTGAACAATTTCTTTATCATCAATTGCATAGTGGAATGATACTTGATTATTATTTCCAATCATATAAGCAATTTCATTTTTTGCACTTGCATCATTAGCTGTGTTATGAACAACAATGAATTCTGCATTCATTGAATATGGACATTTTATGTTATATTTTGATGTTGATACAAGATTTTTAATTATTTTCATTTATATCATCACCTTTATTTTGAGAATTAACTCTTGCAGCATCAACCATTCCTTCACCTATGATGTAGGCAATTAAAACTGCACTTGCAGAAATGATTGATGCCACTTGTTCAATGGTCAGCTTATCCACCTTGAAAGCAACCAATATTGCTGTAACAAAACCTGTGACTGCTGCCCAAAATTTTCTGCTTGTCAATTTTTGTTTCCAGTTAATTTTCACTGTTTTCACCTTCCTTTTTAACTTTTGATTTTTTGATACTTGAAAGCATCCATAATTCACCTGTTGTAAAAGCAAACCAGCACCCAATCAATGTCATTGGTTCACTTCCAGTTTGTAAAAACACATATAAAACCGCAGCAGTGAAAAGAATGTTCAAGAGAATTACCACTGTTACAATGAACTTGGAAAACCTGTTTTTCTTTCTTTTACTCATTCAAATCACCATTTCTTTTATACTTTTCAAGTGTGTCAATTCTTTTGTGGGCTTGCTTTGCCGATTCTTCAACTTTAATAAGTCTTTCTCTGGATTCCTTTATATCATTTTTAACATTGGTCATTTCATTTTTTATTTCACTGATTCCAATGCTAATGTTTTCAAGTTTAACAATGACTGTGGTCATTTCAGTAGCATCTTTTTTATCATCAAGTTTTTGGTTTCTTCTTAAATTTGAAATACCAGCAAAAATGCCAAATGCTACTGACACACCTGAAATTAATAGTGCTACTTCAATTGTCAAACACACCACTTCCTTTCATAACAAAAATGAACCCCTTCAGAAGCCCAAATTTGACTTCTAAAGGGGTTTTATCTTTTAGGTATATAAATGTATTAGTTATTCAGAAACAATCACATCTGCATAGCCTTCTGCTGTCAGCAGGGCATCTGCATCCGCTTTATATGGTGTGTATAATGAAGTTTTCATGAAGTAAGCCCTATATTTTTCTTGACCTTTTTCAAGTGAAACATCTGCTGCCCTTTCAATTACCGTTGCAATAAATCTACTCATTGGAACATCCCCCTTTCTACATCATTAAAGATGGAATCAC